GAAGTAGTTGAACAACCGAAAGGGGTGTTCGGTTTCCGCGTTTATGACAATATCGCAGGACGATACGATCAAGACACGGGAGACTGGGTGCCCATGAAAACCAACTTGGTTGGCGCAAACAAGGATTTGGAAATACGATTGGATAGCAAGAATGTCGACCCTAGGTCAATTCCTCGTGTGATGATGGGTGCTTTCTCCCCTTTCTTCTCACCTGGTTTTGCAATGCCCAAAGGAGATTTGAAGTGTTGGTTAACCTTCTGGTGTGGACTGATTCATCGTGGAGCTGGCAAGACTCCCACGCCTGATCAGAACGTGCTAGATTCTAAGGGAGCTTACGCTGATGAAATTCTGCGAGCGTTGATCACGCCGGCATGTGAAGCGGACATAATGGACACTGAGGAAGCACTTAATCAAACAAGCTACACCGAAAAACGAAAGGACCAAATTCGTGAGTGGGAGAATGCCGCCCAAGAGTTCGATGACTCGGAGGGAAAGTGCACGGCGCCATTTGGCAAAGATGAGCCTAAGGCCAGTACTGGGAAACACGACCGGACCATCCAAGGAGGACACGAAACTCTGTGGGCCGGTGGGATTTTTGGTAGCTTGGGCCGGTTTGTCAAGACGATGGAACACGCCATTTACCCCATGATTCCATGCAACATCAAACAAATGAAACCCGTCGACCAAGTTCTTAAGATATTGGGATTGGGTCCTGGAACAAAGACTGTCAACGATTTTTCTTCATACGAGGCATCATTTTCTCGTGAAGTTCAGGAATCGGCACAGTTTCGGGCCTATGATCATTACTTTCAGAACACTAGCTATGCTGAAGTTGTGCCAAAGCACGCTCGCACAATGCTGGGGAGTCGAAACACCATGAAGTCCAAATACGGAACGGCCAAAATTAGTAACCTGAAATGTTCGGGAGACTTTGATACCTCTTTTTCTAATTGGTTTGACAATGTTGTTACTCTATGTCATATCTTTTGGGTGAAATTTGAGGTGTATTGGACCGACGCAATGGATTGGATTTTGTGTGAGGGCGATGACAACATCACTGATGACCATGGTTTTGAACTCACGAATGAAGATTTTGCTCCATATGGGCTAACAGCGAAGGTGGAAACGGGATTGGATATGGTAGAAGCAGGCTTCTGCCAAAGATTCATTAATCACAC